CCATTCTGCTAACTTAGCTTGCTTTTGTTCTTTCGTTAGCTCTTCAAACAAATCCTCAATGTTTTCGCTCATTCATATACCTCATTTCAGACTTTTCTTACACTGCGAAATATTAATGTTCATCATTCTTACATTTTCTATCTAGTATCCTGTCTGTAAGTTTTCTCTCATCTTCTTCTATTTTTCTTTTCAAGATCATAAAATTTATAACATCTATTGAATAAAGCGAAATTACACCTAATAAAATTCCAATTGCTAAAATTTTAACTATAAGAATGTTTGGAAAATAAAATATCTCCAAAATTATCGTTACAATAACTGTGATTGCTGAGATTATCAGCACAAACATTAGTAAATTACTTAACATTTTCATTTTGTTTTCTCCCTTGAATTTGACTAACAGCTTCATCTTGATATGACAAAATGTCTACTAAAAATTTAACAACTAACGGATGTGGATATCTGTTCTCAAGTACACCTAGTGTCTCAATACACCATTTCCAATACTGCGAACTCCCTAATCCTAATTTGTCTATCATCACATTTGATGCTTGCATCCATTTTTGTAAATCAGCAAAAAAATCACTCCAATTCATCATCCACCACCTCAATCTGAATAAAAATTCCTGGAATATCTGACCAAAACTTTTCAACAATTAAACTCACAATGAATCTGTCATCTTCCCAAAATCCTAAACTGGTCATACAATCCTGTAGTAATTTCACGCTATTGTCTAAGTCTGGTTTAGTGTCTTTGAAAGTTCCATCTGGATACTTTCCATTAGAATCAAAGCACCATTTAATCATCAATCTGATTTTTCCAGTGATTTTTTCATCTGGAATATATCTAGCAAGGTTAGCCATAAATTTCTGTCTAGCTAACTTTAGATCATTTGGCTCATAAAAAACTGGCTTACCATGAACGACATGAACCTGTTTTTGTTGGTGTGTCGTTCTAGGTATTTTTTTCATTGGAATAAAAAATCTATACATTATTACACCTCAAATATTTTACTTATATTCTTTCTGTCACAGCTATTTTCCGGTCACTGGTCGTGCTTTGTCACTGCTACTCCCCAAGGGAGCAGTGACAACACACAGTGACACCAGAAATGACAAGGGTTTTGGAATTGTCATTCACTGTCATTTCTATTTAGAACTTAACGAATGCTTCACTGTTCACATCTAAATAGCTGTGAATTTATGAATTATAATTTTTAATTATCTTTGTTATTAGATTTATATATATATCCACTATCTGATTTAAATTTTTGACTTCTTTTAATTCTGTTATATAAAGCAGTCTTTTTAATATCTAAATAATTAGCAACTTCCATAAGTTCAACCGGTCCACCATCCACACTTAAAACGTTAAATGCTTCTTCTAATTCTTGTTGTGTTTTCTCACTTCTGTTCTGATTAGATTTCTGAACACTCTTTTTCCATTTTTCTTTTGGACTATCATCTTCAAGCTTTATGTCTTGCAAGGTTTCATCCAAAACATGAATCGGATATCTAAACCAAGCATTTACTGGTTTAAATTTAGGAAATTCACGTAACGTTCCTTCAAGTCTCCATGCAGTAGCTTGTCTAACTGATTGAATAGCTTTTTGTTTCTGCTCGTCAACATACTTCAATATTTCTTGAGAATTAGGTAATGTGTTAATTGCACTCATTAGATGATGTTCCATTTGCTTTTTGCTAAACCTGTCATCTGGTCCAACTCTGTCATAGCTAGGAACATAATGCTTAATTGCTTGATTGTACAATTCACAGATAACTTCATTTTCTTTGTAAACATATCTGTCTTCTGTAACTGGCAACTCGATCAAGTCCAAGATTGCATCCGGATCTCTAGCAAACACCCCTGAACCAGATGAACGGTCCATTGAGTTCTTACCACCTTGAGCACCTTTAGAATGATGATGAGCATAGATAACTGAACAATTTAATTCAGTGGCAATTCGGTCAAATTGATTAACAAAGATTGACATATCATGAGCGTTGTTTTCATCTCCAGTTAATACTTTGTAAATTGGATCAATAATAACTGCTGTATAATTTTGCTTGGCAGCTCTACGAATTAACTTAGGTGTTAGCTTATCCATTGGACTTGTTTTACCACGTAAATTCCAAACATCTATGTTCTTAACATTTTGGTGTCCACGTCCAAGCTGATTGTAAATATCTACAAATCGTTTACTTGCCGATCTATCATCAAGCTCCAAGTTTACATATAGCACTCTACCCGGATGATTTATTGGAAAGCCAAACCATGACCAACCTTCTGCAATGCTGATTGCTAATTCAATTAAGGCAAATGACTTACCAGCTTTAGATGGACCTGCAATCAACATTTTATGTCCTTGTCTTAAAACTCCACCTATCAACTCTGGAGCTAGTTCGATTGGTTTATCAAACAAACCAGCCATATTTTCCATTTCTGGCAAATTATCGTTTAGATCCTCAATGTATTCTTTCCATTCATCCCAATTAGCTTGGCCAATGTTTCTATCAACGATATATTGTTTCTTTCCATTACGCTCAAAGCCTGGTAAGCGTGTTAGTCTAGATGGATTTTTATTTTGTCGGTCAATTTTCAGCCCATTTTTCTCAACAATCTTGTAGAGATAATCCACACGTTCTTGATATTGTGGATAGTTTTGAGCATCTACTTTAACAATCGCATGTAGACTTTTACCACCAGAATGAACCAACACTGCAATAGGTAGTTCTAGTTTTTTTAGAACTTCATACTGTTGTTCAATCGACATACTGTCGCTTTCAACTAATGAATAACGATAATCAACGACATTTTCATTGGTTATTCCTTTACCGTCTAATGGATTGAATCTAATCCAAGCTCCCATTTCAACGTTAGGATCTCCCAACACCATTCCAACATCACCGTTACTTTTTCTCAGTTCATCTATAATTTGACCTGCAGTTTTTGTGTAGACACCCCTGTTAGGTAGCCATTTCTCATGGTCTCCTTGCTCGTGTTTATATCCATCATTTACATATGATATGATGTCATCTGCACTAAATAAGGTCTCAATATAGTCTGTTATTTGTTTAACTGGATTCCATGTTTTAGGTGGTAAGACTTTTTCTCCGTCAATGTAATCTTTGTTGATTAACTGATATCCTTTATCAATCGAGGCAACAAAACTATCTCCCCAATCAAAGCTATCATTGCTATCAGCTGAGTATGGTTTCCAACCATTATCTTTGGCCAACTGTGTGATAGTTGCTCCTGTAACTGGCTTAGTGGATCCATCAAAGGTATTCCATTTCTTTTCAGTTTCTCCGTCGTGATATCTAGCACTATCTCTTTGTGACCAACTATCCCAATCATTGACACTGTAGCCTTCGTATTTTAGTGCCATACCTACATTGACCCATTCTTGATAGTTGAGCATTGCTGGATCAATGTAATCTAGTAGTTCTAATAGATTTAATTTGTGTTCTTCCAATTTATTAATTCTCCTTTCTCAGAAATAACACTGCAAGCCAGAATCGAACTGGAATTGCTACCACCTAGCCTTGCAGTACAGCAGTTTTATCTGCTAAGCCGGTTTATATTCTGCCGGTTTAATTCCATGAGGTATTCTCCAACCGTTAGCTGCAATTCGATTAATTAATTTAGTTGCTGCTTCAAATTGCCAAGTCCCTACATGCTGAAAACCACGATTTTCTAGAAATCTAATCTGTTTAGGTGTTGATAAGCCTGCATCTCGACGTTTTACTAATCTGTTAATTAACATCTCAGCCTTACCAGCATTTTCAATTTCATCAGGGAAAATTCCCCATTTCTCTAGTGCTTTAACTTGCTTGTCTGTTGGTGGTGACATTTGCCAGCCAAAGCTTGGAACATAATCCGTTAAGTCAGATGCTTGGATAGACATCTCAAATTGCAGTGGGTCAACTAACTTACGCTTACGTCTCTTCATTTCAGATAACTGTTTGGCTAAAGATTCTTCTCGCTCTAAAGCAACATCTTCTTTGGCTTGTTGTTCTGCTTGTTCTAGATCAATTGGAGTTCCTAACTCTTCAATATTTTCTGTCATCTTTTTGGCCACTGCCTCATCAGTAGCTATTAAATTAGCTGGATGACATAACTCATGACGTTCTGTGTGCCATAGAAAATCTAATAACAATAGCTCTTTTTTTCCTGGAGCAAGCCTTGTTCCACGTCCTACCATTTGAGAATATAAAGCTCTCACTTTAGTTGGTCTAAGAACAATTACACAATCAACACTAGGACAATCCCAGCCTTCAGTTAGCAACATTGAATTACATAGAACGTTGTATTTACCTTCTTCGTAATCTTTTAGAACTTGCTCTCTATCTGCAGATTCTCCATTAACTTCAGCAGCTTTAAAGCCATGTTTATTCAAAATATCTCTGAACTTTTGTGATGTTTTAACCAGTGGTAAGAATACAACTGTCTTTCTGTTAAAGCATTGTTTTTTCATCTCTTCAGCAATTTGTTCAAGATATGGATCTAATGCAGTTCCTAAATCTTTAGTGGAGAAATCCCCTGCTTGTTGCTTAACATTGGATAAGTCCAGCTTTAACGGAATAGTTAAAGCTTTAATTGGACTGAGATATCCAGATTTGATAGCTTCTGGCAAACTATACTCATAAGCCAGACTTTCAAAGTATGATCCTAGATTTCTCATATCACCACGATCTGGTGTAGCTGTCACACCTAGAACATTTGCATCTTCAAAATGTTGTAGTACACGTTGATATCCATCTGAGATTGCATGATGTGCTTCATCAATGACGATTGTGTCAAAATATTCTGGTGGAAATTGATTTAATCGTTTCTCACGTTGCAATGTTTGAACTGATCCAACAACTACTCGATAGAAACTACCTAGACTAGTTTGTTCAGCTTTTTCAGTGGCTGTTTTTAGCCCAGTTGATTTATAGAGTTTATCTGATGCTTGTTCTAGTAATTCTCCCCTGTGGGCTATCACTAAAACACGTTCACCTTTCTTAACTCGATCTTCAATAATTTTGCTAAACACAATAGTTTTACCAGTTCCAGTTGGTAAAACTAGCAAGGTTCGTTTCTTACCTTCTTCCCATTCTTCTTGAACTTTTTGTCTAGCAGTTTCTTGGTATGGTCTTAATTCCATCAAATCACCCCTAAGCTAGAATTGTGATTTTTCCATTCTTGATCTCATCTGATAGTTGTTCTCCTAAGTATTTTTTAATATTTAGGATTGCTTGATTTCTCCAAGCACCACCATCAGCTTCAAAAATTGCTCCTTTTGGTCCGTCTTGCATTCTGAAAATAAACTTACTTTCAGGCTGTTCAACTTCAATAAATGTTCGATATGGAGCTAAAGTCACTGGATTAGGAACTTTTACATCAGCTGCTGATGCAACACCTGTTTTGATAGTTACAGCCTGACTTACACCATCATCACCAGTTGTTTTTACATTGTCTTCTTTGAGATTTCCAACGACCTTTAATAGAATTTCACGATCAGAATTTTTAACAAACATTGATTGCAATGCGACATTAAAATCTTCCATATCATAGAATCTGTTAAACCAAAATTCTGGTAGAATAGCTTCAGCAATTGCCAGTTCTTCACGACTGCCATCAGGTTTTAATGTGCTAACTAAGCGTACAGATTTGTGACTAGCTATATGCAGATATAACTTTTCATCTGCTCTATCCAAATTAGATTTAATGTAGTCCACTAACCCTGATAAAGTGTTAATTCTCAACACATTTTGAGCTAGATGTAATTTAGGTGCTACATATTTGGGATAACCATTCTCATCAATCACATAAGATTGATTATTGATACTTATTACTCGTTCTTCAGGTTTAATTACTTGTTCTGCTAAATATTGCAATGCTTCCTTAGTTAAATCCATGTTGTTAACCTCTCTTTTCTTGCAAATCAATTACTTTACTCTTTTTTCTAGTTTCTTTTTCGATAACATCAACTGGCTCTCCAGTATCTGTTCTAAGGTCTCCCTTTTCGTCAATGTATGTTTGACCAGGGACACCAGATTGTAATTCACGAGCTTCAATCTTGTTAGTAGTTAAATCTTTACCAGTTAGAATTGTTGTGGCTACTGGATCTGTTGGTGCTAGTTTTGATGTGGCACTAACATTTGTTTTAACTACTTGTCTAACATCATCAGGCACCAAGTCAATTTTTAAAGTGATTGTTCGTTTAGCTGTTGCATTAACATTAGGATCTTGAATATTCTCAAAAACCTTTTCAAATTCTCTATCTAGTTTTTCTTGTACTGCTCCTTGAGCTAGTTGCAAAATATTAATATCAATGTTCTTCATAACTCTGCCTCCTAAAATGCACCATTCCAGCTATTAGTTTGTTGTGGTTGTTGTGTCTGTTGTGGTTGTGTTGGTGCAGTTTGTTGAACTGGTTGTGTTTGTTGTACATTTTCTGGCTTCAAGAATTTCTTCACACGATTATTTTGACGATCTTGGCCATCTTTATTCTTGTAACTATTAACAACCAATTCTGCTTTGCCTGTACTTCCCAGAACTGTATTCCAGTTTGGATTAAAGGCTTGTCCATTGACTGGATTTTGACCAATTGAACCAAAGAATTCTGTTAACTTCCAGCTCAATCTCTTCAAGAGATACAAGCGTTCAGTAACTGTTGTTTTGCCTTCATTGCCAGTAAATTCAAGACTTAATTCTGCGTAAGGTGTTCCATTTGGAATCTTGTCACTATTTCCGTCATAATTTTTGCGTTCAAAGCCTGTTACTGTAAATTGGTATTCTCCTTCTGGCAATACTACAAATTCATTTTCTTGTGCGACAAAACTGTCTCCCCAGTTTAAAAATTCATTTTCGTTGTTCATTGATAATTCCTCCATTATTTTCTAATTTGTGTTTCTAACATATTTAGGACTTTATCCCAATTACTTGCTAAATGTCCCCAAAGTTCTTCTGGAACGTTTTCTAAAGGTGTGCCTTGTGGCATAAATCCACCAACATAGATTACCTGCATAATCTCATCAACTGTAACGTGATTAACTGTCATTAAATCTGCTAAACTTTGTGGAATTGAGCTAGGTATTTCTTCATTAAATGCAGGTGCTGCTTGTGCCTCAACTGGTTCTGGCTCAGTTTCTATGACTGGTGGTTCTTCAGGCAATGGTATTTGTTGTGTTTGTGTTTGTGTTTTTTGTGTAGATTCAGATTTGATTTGTGTGGTACTCATTCCTGTTTTTGCTTCAAATAGTTCTCTGATTACCTCAAAGTCTATTGGTAATTCATCAGGTAAGCCTAAACGGTTTTTAGCGTCCCAAGCCGGTTTATGTGTTGTGTACATCACACGTTGTCCACCTGTAGCTTTCTTACTATCAGATTTACTATCAGTAATGATTGTTGTTTTGTAGTTAAAGAACAGAATCATGTCAGCCCATTCTTTGGCCAAGCTTGCATCTCTTCTTTCTAGTTTTAAGGTGTATTTATCATACTGTCCCATTTCATCAGGTAACTCATGTTTTTTAGTTTCAGCATGAGCAGTTAGAACAACATTAATACCTACATCTCTAATCTCTGTCAGTTTATTTAATAGCTTCCCAATTTCATCAGATAAGGCTACGTAACGAGTTCCATAATTACTAGCATCAATCGCTGACCAATTATTCTTATCCATTAAATACTTTTTGGCCAAACTTTCAGCCCAATCTAAAGTATCAATAATTAAAGTCTTTCCACGAGGTTCAGACTTGATGTCTTCCAACTCGTCTAATAGCATTGTCCAAGATGTTGGATTAGGTAATTTTCTAGCATTAATGAATCCTGTTGAACCTTCTGTATCAATAAAGATCGGATCTGGAAATTTGCTGGCAAATGTTGTTTTACCAATTCCTTCAACTCCATAAATTAAAATTTTCATTGGTTCAATCTTTAATGTTTCTTGAACTTCGTATTTACTCATTTTTAAAACGCTCCTTTCCCTGACCAACTACTCTTGATTTCTGGCTCTTTAGCTACTGTTTCATTTCTAGTAGCATAACCATCTTCAATGATGATTGAGCATTCATCACCAGTTGAAACTCTAGTTGCAATTCCTTGCAATTGTTCTTGTTCCAACCAATGATTAAACTCTTCTAGTGTTTGCATATCCATTTGTTCTAGTTTGTCTAGTAGGATAAAACCACAATTAGGTTTTAGCTTACGTACAATAGCAGTTGATACTTTTAGTTGGTCTGAGCCGGACATGTTGTCCCACTTTTGACCTTTATAAATCAACTCTCCATTATCAACAGATAATTCAGGTAATGGTAAATCAGCACTATTTAATAAATCAGATTTCTCTTTTCTAACAGCTTCAATATCTTTAGTTAGTTTTTGATACTTATCTTTATATTGATTAGCATCTTCTTCTGCCTTATCTTTATCTAGGTTGGCTCTAACTTTACGATTTATCTCATCAATTTCTGCTAGATTTCTCTCTAACTCTTCTGTTGATTCGTCCTTGAGTTCTAAGACTGACTTCTTGGCCACATTTACATCTTCAGTTAATTCAGCCAATTTAGCTTGTTCCTTTTCTAACTCTTTCATTAGTTGAGATACTTTTCGAGCTTGGAAAGTATGTTGTTCTTCTAAGCTACTCAAGTTGTCCCTTTTACGTTGATTCTCACCGTTTCGAGCTAGGATATCTTGTTGCTGTTTGATTAGCTCGTTAACTGGAACTAATTCGTGTGGAGCATCTGGATAGTATGTTTGTTCTTCAGCAAATTTCTTCTTTTGGTCAGCAATCTGGCCAATTGTTCTACGTTCGTTGTACAACTCACCTTCTTTCATCTCTAACTCTTGCAGTTTAGGACCTACACCAATGATTTGTAACAAAGTATTAGCTTTTTCCTTTGATGTAGATTCCATAAACTTAGGCAAGTTGATGGCTAACTCTTCCACAAAGTCATTTAATAATTGTTGGCCACCCTTTTTACCATTAGGATCAATAACTTTTAGAGTTGAATTCTTGCCGCTACGTTCTACAATCAAGCCATTATTCATAACTACATGTAGGTGTGGTGGTGTTACTGATCCTTGTCTTTGAGCTTGTGATGGCTTATATTTGTTGCCGCCTAAAGCCCAAGCAATTGCATCTAGGATTGATGTTTTACCTTGGTTATTATTTCCACCAATGACTGTTAATCCATTTGGTGTAAACTCAGCTTTTACTGCTTTAACACGTTTGACGTTCTCAATTTCTAACTTATTAATCTTCATTGCCATTGTGTTTACCTCCTAATTCCTTATACTTATCAAGTAGCCACATTGCATTAGCTTTATCATAGGAACTCTCAATTTCTGCTGTGGTTTCTAGAAATACTAATAAGTTTTGCTTGTTTTCAGTATTTTCAATAATTCTATTAACACCACGTCTAAATCTAATTCTGCGACTTAACAATTCGACATCTGATGTGCTATAATTAGTACATAGATTTGATTTGTGTGGTACATCCGTTAAAGATGTACCTTTTTTTATTGCTTCCATCTTGTATCCTCCTAATCAAAGAATTCTCCTTTTTTTATTTCTCTAACAATTCCGTGCAGTGCATAGCCTGCAAGAACTGATAGTCCAATCAACGTAAAATAAGCAGTTGTTGTTAATTCAATCATTGTTTTTTCATCCTTTCTTAAATAACCTATTTCTGTTCTTTTAATTCCTTTTCTAATTCTTCAATTTCTTCATCCATTATTTCTGCTATGCCTTTTAAAAAATCTGAAATCAGTTTTAAATGTGAAATAGTTTTAATCATCCTTATTTACCTCCAGTAAAAATATCCTTAATCCAACTAACCAAAGCAAAAATTATTACATAAGCTATACACGCTACAATTACTGCTAGTATTGGTTCCATTAGGTCACCTCAAATCTTTCTACTTGCCATATATCTATCCAAATCTTCTTTATCAAAGAATGGTTTAGTCCCACCTTCTATTGGATAAATTGGTCTTGGTGCATCTGGTTCTTTTCGGACATTATCAAAATATTTAGGCTCCATTCCACAATACTCAGCAGCTTGAGATCTATTTAGAAATCTTTGGTTATTAAACTTCATTCTTTCTTCTGCCATTTTCAACAAAGCGTCAAAAAGTTTGTTTAAGAAATCTCCTAATGCTTTTTTGCTAAATAAGTCTGCTAATTCCATCAAAAACACCTACCTTATTTTTAAGTCAGAAATAATTTTCAAAATAATTTGGTTAGCTTTTGGGTTCTTTTTACGTCCGGATAAGTAATCGGACATATCTTGTTTATTCACCCCATACATAACTGATAAAGAATGAATGGAAATATCATTATCAGTTAAATATTTAATGATTTTTTCTCTACCACTTAATGTTTCTGGCATTGTGGATCACTCCTTTCTATATTCAAATAATTCTCCCGGTGTAATATCTAGCGCTGAACACAACTTATCAATCGTATCTAGCTTAATCATTGTCGTTTTATCGTAATACAACTGAGTTAGCGTACTTCTTGATATCCCTGTACGTTCATGGAGTTCCTTTATCTTGATTCTTTTCCTACCCATGATTGTTGATAAATTATTGACAATCATTTCACTACACCTCCTATTTTTTAAAGCGTGTAAGTAAAATTGATAGAAAAATTGTAAATACTAATTGACTTATTTATACAAATATTCTACAATTAGAGCGTAATAAATAAGCATTTAAAGCCTATCTATCACGTTTTTTCTATTGGCTTTTCTTGCTTTTTTTCTATCAAAATAACTTACAAATTATATTATATACATATTTTCTACATTGTCAATAAATATTGTCGATTTTTTGTATACACATTTGTAAGTGTCTTTAGGAGGATACTTATGCTATGCAATCAACATATGAGAGAATAAAATTATTAGCTGAAAAACAGAAAATATCTATTCGGAAAGTAGAAGAAGACTTAGGTTTTGGAAATGGAACATTAAATAGATGGAGAAAAAACACACCTGGAGCTGATAAACTTTCTAAAGTTGCTGATTATTTTGGAGTAACTACTGATTATCTGCTTGGTAGAACAGAAACACCTCAATTCACCAGTAAAGATGAACGAGATATCCAGAAGAAATTAGCTGAAATGATTAATGGTTTAAGTGATGATAGCTCTTTGGCTTATCTCAATAATGGTGGTACTGAAATAGATGAAGAAGATGCTGAGTTAATTAGATCTGCTTTGGAAAGAACACTCAGAAGGTCTAAATTATTAGCAAAAGAAAAATTTACACCTAAAAAGTACAGAAAGTAAGGTGTTGATCATGCGTTATACAGATTGGACTAGAGAGAAAGTGAATAAGATTATTAAGAATGCAAATTCAAACAATCCGTATAAATTGTGTGATTTCTTGGGAATTCATGTAGATTACGCTGATTTGGGGAAAGATGTTTTAGGACTAAGAACTGTTAACTTTAGAATTCCAACTATTCTATTAAGTACTAGAAATTCTGATCAAGAAAATTACGTAACTCTCGCTCATGAATTAGGTCACCACATTTGCAAACATGATACTAATACTGAATACCTAAAGCGTCATAATTTAACTTTTAAATCATATGGTGTTGAGTATGAGGCAAACAAAGTAATGATCGACATTCTTACATATAATACAAATATTGCTGAATTTCATACTCAGAAAGATTACATTAATTATTATGGAATTCCAGATTGGGCTGAGAAATATATAGATTGGAATCAGTTAAGAGAAAATGCTGACTTTAATACTTTTGACAGTGTTTTAGATTGAGATATTTGACCAATTGATTTGATGTCACTAAAAGCCAATCTCAAAGATATTTTAAGGAGGTCCTTTTTATGAAAAAAGGTATTTATAAAAGTATGTTACTAGCCACTTTAACAATGGCTGGTTTTACTGCAGTTGTTACCCCACCTAATACAATAGAGGCAAAATCTGTCTTGAAAAAAACTTTTAAAGTTGGTAAGACTGCAACTTATAGAGGTCTCTCTCTAAAAGTTAATAGCTTTCAATATGTAGAACCAGGAGAATATGATTCTATTGATGAAGGAAAACATTTTATTGTAGCAAATGTTACTATTACCAACAAGAGTAGAAAGAGTTACGATTATAACCCTTACGATTTTAAATTAAATGTTAATGGTAATAATACTGATTTTGATGCTTACCCTGATGCAGTAGAAAATCTTTTAGATAGTGGTACTCTTGACAAAGGTGCTTCTGTAACTGGAAACCTAGCTGCTGAAATTAAGCAAGGTGCTACTAATCCAAAATTAAAAATGAATGTAAATGTCCTTGATGACTCAAAGAATATTACATTTAGTTTGAAATAATAATTAAGGAGTCCTTTGGTATGAATAAATTAAAAATTAATACTTGGAATGGAATTTTATCAATTGTGAACTGTTTCTTATTTGCTGCTTCATGGTTCTTTATTATTGGTGCAGCTTTTGATGAATCGTTTAATGGAGGTAGTAGCTTAGATTCAACAGCTACATTCTTTTATGCTATGGCATGGATTGGTGTAGTTGTAAGTATTGTTGCATTATATAAATCTAAAAAAGCTTCAATCTCAATAGTAGGTCCAGTTTTATGTTTAATTGGTAACTTAGCTTTTGGTTTAGCTGCTGCATTTGCCTTCCCTGCAATTGTTCTATTAATAATTGGTACAGTATTTAGTTTCTTACAAAAACCAGCTAACCAAAAATAATAATTAATATATTTAATCAAAGCCAGTCATTGTCTGATGATTGGTTTTTACTAGAACTCAAAAAGAACATACATTCTAAGGAGATGATTATAATGGCACAAATAATCAAATATACTAAAAAAGGAGAATCTTTATATAGATTTAAATTATATTTAGGTATTGATCCAGTTACTGGCAAACGTGTAGAAACTTCTAGAAGAGGATTCAAAAGAAAAAAAGATGCAGAACGTGTAATCAGACAATTACAGTTAGACTTTGCCAATGGAAACTATGGAAAAGCTAAAGATACAAATATTAAAACCTTTGATGATTTGTTTAACTTATGGTTTGAATCATATAAAAATACTGTGAAACCTAATACAGCTGAAACTAAAAAAATAAGATATGAGCGAGTTGTAAAGCCATTGATTGGTAATGCAAATATTAAAAAAATAACTCCTGCATTAGCTCAACAAATAGTTAATAAGTTAGCTGCTAAATACAAGAGTTATCGACAATATCTAGTAATACTCAATTCTCCATTAAATTATGCTGTTAAATTGAGTATGTTAGATGTTAATGTTTTTAAATTAGTAATCTTTCCTAAAGCCACTGATAAGAAAAAATATAAACACATTGAATCTGATAATAATTTTTACTCTAAAGATGAACTTATCACTTTTTTAGAAAATGTCAAAGAATACAATTTCAAATACTATACGTTCTTTAGACTCCTTGCCTATTCTGGTATGCGTTCTGGTGAATGTTTAGCTTTACAATGGAAAGATATAGATTTTAATGAGCAAACAATTACTATAACTAAAACTACTGCATATAATCCTGGCAAAAAAGAAACGACTATAAATACACCTAAGACTAAGAAATCAAAACGAGTAATTTCTATAGATGATGTTACATTAACTGTATTAAAAAAATGGAAACTACAACAACAGAAGAAACTATTGAAATTTGGTTTTAATGCTAATAATTCTCAACAGTTCTTATTTACAAACCCTGAAACTAACCAATATTATCCATCTCACGTTGCAACATCTTGGTTAGGAACAGTATATCGTAATTTTCCAGATATGAAAAAAATAACTGCACACGGTTTTAGACATACTCATGCTTCTCTTTTATTTGAATCTGGTGCTAACATCAAAGAAGTTCAAGAACGCTTAGGACATTCGACTTCAAAAATGACACTTGATATTTATACTCATGTTACACAAAATCGAAAGCAAGAAACTTCACTTAAATTTGCTAATTTTATGCAGAACTAA